TGCCATTACGAGATTGACCAAGGGAAAACACTAAGCAAACAGGAAAGGCAAGACTTATGGCAAAAAGCGCACATTAGAACCATTTTGGCACTTCAAAATAATTGGCCTGAAAACGTACCATTACCAACGGAGATAACATGAATCCAGCAGATAAAGTTCAAAAATGGTCGATTGATAAACTAATACCATATGCTCGAAATAGCAGAACACATAGCGATGAACAGATCAGTCAAATTGCGGCATCAATCAAAGAATGGGGCTGGACTACACCCATATTGGTAGATGAACAGGGCGGAATCATTGCTGGTCACGGTAGAACATTAGCGGCACAAAGATTGAAGATGACCGAAGTGCCAGTCGTAATTGCCAAAGGTTGGTCTGATGCCAAAAAACGGGCTTACATCATTGCTGATAATAAATTAGCATTAAATGCCGACTGGGATAATGAGATGTTGGCTTTAGAACTTGGTGAACTTGGTGACTTAGGGTTTGATCTTGATTTAACTGGATTTGCGGCTGATGAGATTGCAGAAATACTTTCGCCTGAAGAGGACGAGGACGATAGCAAGTACAGTAAAAAAATTGATGCCCCTGTTTATGAACCAACTGGAGATTGCCCACCAATCGTAGAACTTTACGATAAAGTCAAATACGAAGAACTTACAGCAAAAATATACCAAGAAGATAGTATTGACTCAGAGATAAAAGAATTTTTACTTGCGGCGGCGGCAAGACATATCCGCTTTGATTTTGAGCAAATTGCTGAGTTTTATGCTCATGCGCCGCCAGACATACAGCAACTGATGGAAGACAGTGCTTTGGTAATTGTGGACTTTGAAAAAGCTATTGCTGGTGGATATGTAAAACTTTCGCAAGTTATAGGCAATATTTATACCAGCGAAAAAGGTACTGAGCAATGACCGATCGAAATTTTGCCGTATTCATTTTGACCCATGGCAGAGCTGATTCGGTCTATACGTTCAAAACTCTACGACAGCAAGGATATACAGGCAAAATATATTTGCTGTGCGATGACGAAGATAAACAAATTGCCAAGTACAAAAATCTGTACGGAACAGATACTGTCATCGTTTTTAATAAACAGGATGCAATAAACATTACTGATAGTGGGGATAACTTTAAAAAGCGCAACAGCGTTGTATTTGCACGAAACTGGAACTTCAAAGTAGCAACTGATCTAGGTTTGACCCATTTTTGGCAACTGGATGACGATTACACACGCTTTGACTATTCACTTAATGAGGAAATGCAGTACACAACATCCAACAACAAAATCGGTAAATTGGATGATTTGCTTGAGGCAATGATGGATTTTATGGATACAACACCATTCCACTCCATCGCATTTGCGCAGGGTGGTGACTTTATAGGCGGTGAAGGTTGCACACTGTTAAACAGAATGCGTAAGGATGAAATTTATCGCAAAGTAATGAATTCGTTTTTGTTTCGTGTTGATCGCCCTGTGCAATTTATGGGACGAATCAATGAAGACGTGAACATGTATGTTGAATGGGGTCGCAGAGGCATTTTGTTTATGACTTCACCTCAGTTGAGATTACAGCAAGTGGTAACACAACAAAATTCTGGTGGATTGACTGAAATCTATTTAGACCTCGGTACATATACAAAATCTTTTTATACAGTCATGTATGCACCATCATGCGTAAAAATTTCAGAAGTAGGAACGACTGACAGAAGAATACATCATCAAGTAATGTGGAAATACGCAGTGCCAAAAATACTGGATGAGTCACATCGTAAGCCTAGAGTTTTATCACGGATTACAAGTACTGTGAAATAAGGCACAATCTAGGTTGTATTGACAAATCACGCAGCAAACCAACCTTTCGCGGAGGTTACAAATGAAAAAAAGTACTGAAATTTCCACCCAACTGCCTAAAAAAGAGGCAGATAAGCCAAAACAAAACGGTGGGGCACGAGAAGGTGCTGGCAGAAAACCCTTTGTGCCGACTGATGCTGAACGCAGACAAGTTGAAGCAATGTCTGGTTATGGTGTGCCATTTGACCAAATAGCCGCATTGACCCGTGATGGCATTGACATTGACACGCTTAGAAAGCATTTCAAGTCTGAATTAATTAATGGAAAAGCCAAAGCGAATGCACAAATTGGTAAGGGAATTTTCCAAAAAGCTATGGCTGGAGATACAACAGCGCAAATCTGGTGGTCAAAATCACAAATGGGCTGGAGAGAAACCCAACGCCATGAATTGACTGGGGCAGATGGTCAGCCACTTGAATTTGCCAAGATTGAGCGTGTTGTTGTAAAGCATGGGTAAAACCTTAAGCATTGCCACACCTGAATGGGCTTTGCCATTGTTGCAACCATCTCGTTACAAAGGCGCATGGGGTGGTCGAGGTTCAGGAAAGTCACATCTGTTTGCTGAGATGATGATTGAGGCTCACATAATGGACCAAAAACATCGTAGCGTTTGCGTTCGTGAAATACAGAAGTCACTTAATCAATCGGTCAAACGCCTGTTGGAAACCAAGATTGAGGCCATGAACGCAGGGGCTTACTTTGAAGTGCAGGATTCGGTCATCAAGTCCAAAAAAGGCGATGGTGCGATTATTTTCCAAGGTATGCAAAACCACACAGCCGACAGCATTAAGTCGCTGGAAGGATACGACTGCGCTTGGGTGGAGGAAGCCCAATCATTAAGCCAAACCAGTCTTGACCTATTAAGGCCAACAATCCGCAAGCCCAACAGCGAACTGTGGTTTACATGGAATCCAAGGCAGCAGTCCGACCCAGTGGATTTTTTACTGCGTGGACCAGAACCGCCAGCCGATGCAACAGTAATCAAGGTTAACTTTGGTGAAAACCCGTGGTTTCCGCAAGTCTTAAAAGACGAGATGGAGTACGACAAGCGGCGAGACCCTGACAAGTATCAGCACGTTTGGATGGGTCAGTACCTACGCAACAGCACCAGTCGTGTCTTTAGAAACTGGAAAATTGAGGACTTTGAAGCCCCGCCAGAGGCAATCCACCGACTGGGTGCGGACTGGGGATTCTCGGTTGACCCGACAGTTTTGGTGCGATGCCACATTCTTGGGCGCACTCTCTACATTGATTACGAAGCGTATATGGTTGGATGCGAAATTGTCAATACGCCTGAGTTATTCATGCAAGTGCCAGAGGCTGAGAAATGGCCTATCGTTGCCGACTCAGCCCGACCAGAGACCATCAGCCATATGAAGCGCAACGGCTTTCCTAAAATCATGACTGCTGTCAAAGGACCAAAGTCGGTTGAGGAAGGCATCGAGTTTTTGAAGAACTACGACATCGTGGTTCACCCTCGCTGTATTCACACCATTGACGAACTGAGCCTATACAGTTATAAATCAGACCCATTGACGGGGCGAATCCTGCCCCAGCTTGAGGACAAAAAGAATCATGTGATTGATGCTTTGCGGTATGCGTGTGAGGGCATCAGGCGGTCAGCGGTCACAAAACCAGCTACATTTACGCCATTGCCCAATGTCAAACGCTGGTAGATAATCGCCCCAAAAGGACAAATATGGCACGAATACCCAACGACCAACGCCTTGCAAACTTACACGCTGAAGCACTGCGCCAGTTCAATGACATACAAACTGCGCTGCGGGATGAACGCCTGCAATGCCTGCAAGACAGAAGGTTTTATTCGCTGTGCGGCAGTCAATGGGAAGGCCCACTCTGGGATCAGTACGAAAACAAACCCAAGTTTGAGGTCAACAAAATCATGTTGGCTGTCATTCGCATCGTCAACGAATATCGCAATAACCGCATCACGGTTGACTATGTAAGCAAAGACGGGACAGAGAACGACAAGCTGGCAGAAGTCTGTGATGGTTTGTACCGTGCTGATGAGCAGGCATCGGTCGCTGATGAGGCATACGACAACGCCTTTGAGGAAGCTGTTGGCGGTGGCATTGGCGCATGGCGTTTGCGGACTGTCTACGAAGATGAAGAAGACCCAGAAAACGAACGCCAGCGCATCAGGTTCGAACCAATCTTTGATGCTGACTCCAGCGTGTTCTTTGACCTGAACGCCAAGCGGCAAGACAAGTCAGATGCCAAGTATGCTTTTGTGGTTACCAGCATGACCCGTGAAAGCTACAAAGAAACCTACAACGATGACCCAACGGATTGGCCAAAAATTATCCACCAATACGAGTTTGACTGGGCAACACCAGACGTGGTGTTTGTGGCTGAGTATTACAAGGTCGAGGAAAAGACTGAGGTAATCCGCATATTCCAAGCTATTGATGGGACTGAGGAACGCTACACCCAAACGGATTTTGCGAACGATGAGATGCTAGAGGAAACCCTGATGGCGGTCGGCACTCGTGAGGTGCGTCAAAAACGTATCAAGCGGATGCGCGTTCGCAAATACATCATGTCGGGTGGCAAGGTGCTGGAAGATGCAGGCTACATTGCAGGCAAGAATATTCCTATCGTGGTGGTCTACGGCAAGCGGTGGTTCGTGGACAACATCGAGCGTTGCATGGGTGCTGTGCGCTTGGCGAAAGATGCCCAACGCCTGAAGAATATGCAACTCTCCAAGCTGGGCGAAATCAGCGCACTGTCCAGCATTGAAAAGCCCATCATGACCCCTGAGCAAGTAGCAGGGCATCAAGTGATGTGGGCTGAGGACAATCTGAGGGATTACCCTTATCTGTTGGTCAACCCGATTACTGGACCAGATGGCAACACTCAAGTGACTGGGCCATTGGCTTACACCAAGTCGGCAGCCATCCCGCCTGCAATGGCGGCTTTGTTGGCAATTACCGAACAGGATATGCAGGACATTTTGGGCAACCCACAAGGGGCTGACAAGATCGTTTCAGGCGTATCAGGCAAAGCGGTGGAAATGATACAAACCCGTGTGGATATGCAGACGTTTATTTACATGAGCAACTTTGCCAAGGGCATGAAGCGATGCGGAGAGATATGGCTTGGCATGGCAAAGGAAATCTACATCGAGGACAAGCGCAAGATGAAGACCATTGCGCCGACTGGTCAGGCTGGCATGGTCGAGCTGATGCAACCCACGATTGACACCGAAACTGGTGCTGTGGTAATGGCAAACGACTTGAGCGAGGCCACATTTGATGTGGTTGCCGAGGTTGGCCCATCATCCAGCAGCAAGCGAGCCGCCACAGTCAGGGCATTGACTGGAATGCTACAAATCACCAGCGACCCAGAGACAGCGCAAGTGCTGACCGCAATGGCAATGATGAATATGGAAGGCGAAGGCGTTGGGGATGCAAATGCTTATTTCCGCAAGAAGTTACTGCGGATGGGCGTTGTTCAGCCAACCGATGATGAAGCACAGGAAATGATGGCAGAGATGCAAGGCAAACCGCAAGACCCGAATTCTATGTACTTGCAGGCGGCGGCTGAAAATGAAGTGGCAAAAGCCGCAAAAGCCAGAGCGGACACTGTGGAAACGGTGGCAAGTGCAGAACTCAAACGTGCCCAGACGCTAGAGACTTTGGGCAAAGTTGACCAAACAGCGCAAGAGATGGCGATGACAAATGCAGAGGCTGTGCAAGAAATATTGCGTGGTCAGATTGTGCAACCTGTTGCGAATCAGTAAAAAACAGGCGAGAATCAAACAAACGGTTACCACCCAGCCGTTCAAAGTGGGTGAGTTGAATGGGGTCAAAGATGAATCAAAAGGCAGTAATTGAAGACAATGAAGTTGAGGTAGAAGAAGAGGAAATCGAAAT